AAAATTATAAATATATATAAATAATAATTTTAAAAAATTATTTTTGATATCAAAAAATGTCAGATGAATTAGAATTAATCGCAGAAAAATATAAAAAGGTTATGGCTCAACGGAGTAATGCAACTAAAGCGTGGATTAAGAGAAATAGGGAGAAAGTAAATGAATATAATAAACAATATCAGAAAAAATTATATGCGGAAAAAAAAGCAAATAAAGAACCTAAAGAAAAAGTTATAAGTTATAATGATCCTCAAAAATATAAACAATATCAAGCCGAATATAGGGCTACAAAACTATTAAGGCGACTGCCATTTTTTGAGGTTGAAATTCTCCAGTAAATAATTCAAATAATTATTTTTTTTTTGAATTTATATTCTGCTATAAATATAATACATAATTCTTTTTTAAATTTTCTTTGAATTTCTAATAAATTTAGCAAAAAGATGTCCGAGACTATCCGTATCGCAAAAGCAATTGACCAGAGAATTAATATTCACGAAGATCCTGTTTTGGTTCTTTCTGAATCTGTCCCATCGGTGCAATTCAATAATTTGCAAGTCAGTGGTTCCGCCTCTGTTAATCCTACATTTAATATCTCAGTCCCACCTGGTCAAGGTTTGAGTCGTGAAATTTTTATGGCCTTTAATATTACATTTCAAATTACTGGAACTAATCTAACTGAATATGAAAATTATAATGCAATTTCCTTAAGAGCATTTCCACTAAATTCCTGCATTACATCCTGCAATGTAAATTTAGGAACAAATGGTGTAAGTATGAATACTTCATTATATCAACCACTATTTACACAATGGAATGTTGATTCATCTGTCGCAAATGCTGATTTCTCATCTTTTCCATCCGCCCCTGATTTGTATTCAAGTTATTCAACAGCAATAGGTGCATCAAATTCACCATTTGATAGTATTATATCATCTCCAAATTCTCAATATGTCAACTCTTCAAGAACTGGACAAATTACCGCAATTACTGTAAATAGTGCGACATCTATGACTGTATCCGCTCAAATTATTGAGCCTATTATGGTTTCTCCTTTTACTTATACTGGTGTTAAAAATCCTAAGAAATCCCTATTCAATTTGTCAAATGTTGTTGTTAGTTTATCTTTTAACAATCTGGCGCGTATGCTTTCGTGGGCTCCTGCAAGTGATTCTACTATTACATCAGTTGTCGGTAATTTTACATCGCAACAGCTATTCTTTGATATTATTTCACCATTTGAAGATAGTTTATTAAATTCTGTTCGTCCAACTTCTTACAACTACACTAATACCCAAATTCAATCAAGCGGTTTTACAATTGCTGGAAATGGCTCAACTTCTCCTACAAGTAGTAATGTTTTACAATTTTCATATATTCCATCACATTTTGCAATATGGGCAATGCCTCCACCATCCGCACTAAATGACCAGACAAAATCTTATCCTGATTTTAATTTTAGTATTTCTGGAGTTTCTGTTAATTTTGCTCAAAGGTCAAATCTTATCGGAACTAATGCTCAACCAATTCAACTATATAACCTATGCAAGAAAAACGGCTCAAATACTTCTTATCCTCAATGGTCTGGCCTTCCTATAGTTTCATCTGGTTCTGCCTCAAATTATCAATACGGAGGCGGTGCCCTTATACTCGATGTAAGTAGTGATCTATCACTCCCAAAGAGTAGTTGCGTCGGTATGGCATCGCAAGTTAATTTTCAAATCAATCTTACTATTACAAATAATTCTCCTGTTAATTGGTCAACGGCATACCCTGGTGATTCGTGTCAATTATATGTTGCCGCTTTTACTCCTGGCATTTGCACTATTGAATTTGGGGGTGTTGTTAATTTGGAAGTCGGCGCTGGTATTACTAAACAAATGTATGATAGCGCTCCTGCTTTGAGTTCTTCAACGGATGATTCTGTAAGAAATGCAATGGCCGCAAATGGTTATTCTGGTGGAAGTTGGTCAAGTTTTATGAATGCAATGAAACCATATTTAGATCCAGTCGGAAAGGCACTAAGTCAAAAGGCCGTCGGTGCAATTGAGACATTCGGAGCAGGAAAAATGAATAGGGGAAAAGTTCGAGGATTATTAAAAAATTATATGTAAATGCCATTGCATAGGCATCGCTTCTTTTTGATATACTTTTTCTTTGAAAAAGTAATTAATATTTATTTTAATAAAAAAAATATACATAATAATATAATAAAACAATTAATTTTTTTATCTTTCACACATTAAATTAAATCAAAATCAAAATGCCTCCAAAAAGAAAGCAACATCCTCTATTGAGTAATTTTATGGCCTCGCATCCTCGAATAATGCATGCAGCAACGATTGCGGCACAAGCAAAAAGAGCACCAATGGCTAAAAAACTTATGGGCGGTCTGGGCGGTTTCGGTATGATGAGGCCAATGTCTGGAGCAATGCCTGGTGCTATGTTAGGCGGTGTGCTTTTAGGAGGAGTAAAGAAACCAAGACGAGAAACGGTAGGCCGTGCTAAAAATCAAGCAAGGGGTGCAATTGTTCGTCAGGTAATGATGCAGCACGGTATGAGCTTACCTCAAGCATCTCATTATGTAAAGGCTAATAACATACCATATTAATTTAATAAATCATAAATAATTATCTTTGTAATAATATAATAAATTATTTTTTTTTAAAAAACACTTTTTACCGTCTTACAAAACCTGCGGTTTTTTCAGACTTCAAAAAGCTGACCAAAAATATGCCGAAAAAAACACTAAGTGATTTAATTCTAAATTTTGATAATGCTAAAAAATCTGGTGGATTTGTTCAAAAAACATATATACCAGCAAAACAGTTAACTAAACAATTAGGAAAAAAAGTAGTCAAACCACCAATAACAGATACACAGATAAAGGTAGACTATAAAAAAGAATATGAACAATTATTGTATAAAGATTTGTATAAACAGACAAGACCACAGCCTAAAGATGTATTAGATGCCGAAGATTTTTATAAAGTTTTACAAAATCAAAAGAAGATCATAAAAGATACAACTGAAAGGCCATTAACTGAAAAAGATATTGCGGAATTATTAGGCGAAATCGGTGAATATGAGGGATACGAAGCATCTGAATCGGTTCCATATGTTAGACCATCGAGAAGAAGGCCATTATCAGAATTAACACCATCAAGAATTGCTCCAAAAGATGTAGATGCTGGAAGTTTTTTTATGCCATTTGCTGGAAGTCAGGTTAGTGGATATGAACAAATTAGACCAAGATTTGCATATGGTAGTGAAATTATAGAGGTATTGCCTGGGGTTAATCCAAGCACAGCAAAATTATATAATAAATTTGCATCTGGAAGGCAAGAAATAAATTATTATAGAATGCAACCAGAAGAAATAGGCGAGGCAGTTCCATCTTATGAACCACCAGAACACGATTATGATAATGAAGCATTAAGAGATGAATATGAACGGAATGATGCTAATTTTGAAATAATGGGAAGGCCAAAAAAAGCATTTTTACCTCAAGAAGAAGGATATGAACAATTTATATTTCAAAGTTCGGAGGCCGAAGATGTACCATATACACAAAGAAGTATTCCAAGGAGAATACAAGACTGGGAAAGTAGAAGTGTGTCATCAGTACAATCGGCACCAGGGGCAAAATATAGTAGAGGTAAAGCCCCAGGCTCTGCAGTCGGTAGAAAAAAAGGCCCAGAGGCAAGAAAGGCAAAGGCCGCCGCTAAAAAGGCCGAATCAATAACATCACAAGCAAGTTTAATATTACCATCAGCAATAGAAGGCACGAGCGGTAGAGGATTAAAAAAAAAAGCCACTCGCGGCGGTAAAATATCTGTAGGCAATTTATCTAAATTTTTTAAATCTTCGTATGCTGGTAAAAAAGCACCTAAACAAATTGATACTTATAATTTAGACTCAGAATTAACAAATAAATATGGTTCTGTTTATTATGATCCAGATAAAAACCACGCCGTATTAACACATAAAGGAACGAGCGGAGACACTTATTTAGAAAGTGTCAAGGACTGGGGAAACAACGCCGCTTATGCAATGGGATTATATAAATATACTGATAGGTATAAACAGGGAAAAAAATTACAAACCGCAACTGAAAATAAATATGGTGCTCAAAATGTGTCAACCCTCGGTCATTCACAGGGTGCAAAGCTCGGAAGGGATTTAGGGCAAAATAGCAAAGAAATAATTACATTAAATCCAGCATATAAAGGAGAAAAGCCATTAAAAAACGAGTATAATATTAGATCATCTGGTGATGTTGTAAGTGTCGGATTACACGGCACAAAACGAGGCCACGATGTATTAATACCGGCAGAAAGTGCAAACCCATTAACTGAACATAAAATTGACATATTAGATAGAATTGACCAGTCGCAAATGATAGGTCAAGGAATATTAAAAACACGAAAAAGAATTATGTATAAATAATTTAATTAAATTATTTTTTTTATGAAAAAGAATAATATGTATTATATAATAAAACATAATTATTAATTTTTCATTTTGTTCAAACAAATTTAATATTTTTCAAAGATGGCTGCAAAATCAATTTTACCAAGTGGTAATACCACATTTCTACCAGAATTAGAAAATGGAACGGCCGACTTATCTGTGTCAAGTCTTCTTATCGGAACTGGTGTTGGAAATATCACATTATCAAGTGTTGATAGTGGAGTTTTATTACTTTCTGGTGCAATTCAAGCTACGGACATTGTTGATAATGCGGATAGTATTGGAACCCCAGGGCAAGTTTTGGTAAAAGCAGATGCTGGTACAGATATGTTATGGTCATCTGATATATCAGTTCCCTCTACTATTACCGCTGGAACTGGTTTTACTGCAACGACTGGGGGTATTACTATAACTGCTGGAAATGTTGACTGTCAAGCTGGTGAACTTCAAGCAGGAAGTGCACAAATTGGATATGGTAGTGCGGCTGGTACAGTCGTATTACAAGTTGGAGACCCATCTGGAACTAATGCTGATTTTTCTATTAGTGCTGCAGCTGGAAATCCATTAGCAATTAGTCGTGCTATTACCGCCAGTGGAACTATTACAGCAAGTGCTGGTGATATTGTAGCAAGTGCTGGAGATATTACCGCAGCGGCTGGAACTATTAGTGCGGCAGATTTAACAGCGACTGCTACTATTACCGCTGGAACTGGTTTTACTGCAACGACTGGGGGTTTTACTGCAACTGCTGGAAATGTCGATTGTCAAGCTGGTGAACTTCAAGCAGGAAGTGCACAAATTGGATATGGTAGTGCGGCTGGTACAGTCGTATTACAAGTTGGAAATCCAGCTGGGACTAATGCCGATTTTTCTATTAGTGCTGCAGCTGGAAATCCATTAGCCATTAGTCGTGCTATTACCGCCAGTGGAACTATTACAGCAAGTGCTGGTGATATTGTTGCAACTGCTGGAAATATTACCGCAGATGCTGGAACTATTAGTGCTGCAGATTTAACAGCGAGTGCTACTATTACCGCTGGAACTGGTTTTACTGCAACGACTGGGGGTTTTACTGCAACTGCTGGAAATGTTGACTGTCAAGCTGGTGAACTTCAAGCAGGAAGTGCACAAATTGGATATGGTAGTGCGGCTGGTACAGTCGTATTACAAGTGGGAAATCCAGCTGGGACTAATGCCGATTTTTCTATTGGTGCTGGGGCTGGAAATCCATTAGTAATTAGTCGTATTATACAACCTGCAGGATTAGTTGATGCAAATGGCTTAACTGGGACGGCTGGGCAATATCCAGTTGCAAATGGTGCTGGTGGATTTGTTTGGACAACTGTATAAAATTTTAATGATAATAAATAAATCAAAAAAAAATAAATATTGTATAATATATTATGGAAATAACAGAAATATTTTTAACATTTGCAATCAGTTCTGGCATAGCATTTATATTAGCATTAGCACGAATGGCCTACAAATCTAAATGCAAAACGGTAGAATGTTGCGGCTGTATAAAAATACAACGAGATATAGAATCAGAATTAGAATTAGATGAAAGAGAGCAACCAAGCCCAAGAGCAAATCAAAGTCAACGAACTGATAATAATGCATAAAATATAATTTTATTTTTTTTTATATAGTATAATATATAACATAATATAATTTTTTTAAAAATGCTAAAAGGAGGGCAAAAACAAAAAAAGCGAGGGGCGATTACTGCTATGGATTTTTATAAATCTATAGGAGCAACAATTGACCCAGATTTAGACCCTAATTTTGGTAAAGAAAAAACAGAATTAGATACGGTCGAGACTGAAATTGTTAAAAATCTATTAGGTGGCGATGATCAGAAAAAAGAAAATGAAAGATTATTAAAAATAATAGAAGATTTATCAATTGAAAATGAAGCATTAGCAACTGAAAATGAGCAATTAAAAGAAAAGAAAAAAGGAAATAAAAAATCATTAACTGAATACTCAATTATAAATATAAAAAAGGCTTTGAGATTATCAGAAGTAAAATTAATAAATCCAGAAGTCTATAGTTATGATGAAGGTATGACATCATACGTAAAGAATAATAAAAAATTCTATGATTATCAAAGAAATTTTATTTCTGACTGGTCTGTATCTGCTCAAGAATTAGTATTTTTATATTATGGTGTGGGAACTGGCAAGTCGATGATAGCCTGTAATTGTGCCGAATTATTTTTAGAATTAAACCCAACTTCAAAAGTATATTTTTTATTACCTGCTTCATTAGTTTTAGATATGATCATAAAAATGTTTCAATATGGAATTGACCCAACAAGAAAAGATGAAAGCGGAGAATATGTATATAATTTTTTTAGCTATCAACAATGTTTAAGGTCATCAGCAAATTTTGATGATAAATCATTATTAATTGTAGACGAGGCTCATAATTTAAGAAATTTAAAATCTGTTGCCATTAATATAAAAGTATCGGCGCGGAAATTTCAAAAAACTGGTGATTATTCTTTAGTAGGTTCAAAATTAGCAACATTATTATTAGAATCGGATAATAAATTTTTGAGAACTATTTTTATGAGTGGAACTTTATTAGTTAATAGCCCAGAAGATATAGAATCATTAATTTCTATAGGGTATAAAAAAGAACCTAAGACTTCATTTAAACAAACTGAATGGGATTTAATGCTAAAATCATTTGATAGATTCCAATATTATTTTGATGGTTTAATATCTTATTATAAAAAACCAAGCGATGCTAAAAATTTTCCAAAAACTATTTATCATTTTGTATTAGTTCCAAATTTAGCAGACCCAATAAAAGCAGGGGAGAAGTTTGAAAGTCAAATAAAAAAATCAACTCCAAGAAAAAAGAAAGTGAAAGAAGTTGAAGAATTAGAAGGAGGCGCAAGGCCTAAGCCATTAGATGCGTTTTTTCACGAATCAAGAAATAAGGATAATATCGCAAAATCTGCGTGGGTTATTGATTTTATTTTAAAGCACAAAGATGAGAAAACATTAATATATTCACAATTTTTAGATTTATCAGTTAAGCCAATAGAACAGGCATTAATAAAATTTAAAATACCATATGTAATTATTACAGGAGAATTGACAAACTCACAAAAAATAAAGCAAGTTAGTGCATATAATAGCGGTGCTGTTAAAGTGTGTTTATATTCTTTTGCAATTAAAGAGGGCATTTCATTTAAAGAGACAAATAATTTTATAGCCGTTCAGCCATACTGGAATTATGCAATGATGGAGCAAATAACGGCGAGAGGTATTAGAAGCGATAGCCATAAAGATGGTAATAAATCAACTGTTAATTGTTATATGCTTATAGGGGGTGCGTCAAATAATGAGAAAAATAGATTTGCGGCAAAAGCATTTTCAGATATTTTTAATAGTGATATTAAAAATTTCAAAGTTGCCGTTGATGAAAAAGGCCACGATTTACCAAATGCATCTAAATCATATTCTGGAATATCACGAGATTTTGATATGTATAGTAGAATGTTGCAAAAGCAATTAAAAATAAATAGATTTGAAGAATGGCTTTTTAGATGTAAAAGATTTGAAGAGGCAAATAATATTGAAAATAATCCATTTATAAAATCATTTAATGCCGCGGTGATCATAGCAGAAGAAGCAAACGGAAATAAAGTTATGCCATTGAGGGAAAAAATGGCGTTAAAATCTGCAATGTATGATGAATATTATACTAAAAAAATAATGGAATTAAATTCATCTTCTGGGATGATAAGATTTGAGGACTCAAGATATAAAAAAAATAGAAATCCAAATTTAGAAGAACAGGCAAATAATACACAATACGCAAATAAAATAGTAGAAATAAAAGATATGTTAGATTCTGGAAAATCATTATCAGATATTTTAAATTTATTTAAATTACCAAAGTCTGAAATAACAGCATTTCAGGCAAACTTTACACCAATGAGCGAGGTAATGCAAATTATAGAACAATCAGGAATCGGAAATGATACGCGAACTCAAATAAATGTATTAGAGCCGACCGCTGGAATAGGAAATATAATTGCAAAATTATTATTATTAGATAATAATAAAAATATGATGATTAATTCAGTAGAGTTGCATAATCTATTTTTTCAAATAAGTGCGGCAAGATTTTTAGGAATTGACAATGTCCATTTATATAATGCGGATTTTATAACATTTGATACGCCATTAACATATGATTACATTTTAGGAAATCCACCATTTAATTTAAGAACTCAAGTTGATACATTAACTTTTATAGTTGATCCAGAAACGAAAACAAAAACTGAAAAAGTACAAAAAGTTGATACTGTATGGTATGATGTAGATTTTGTTATGAAATGTTATAATATGTTAAGCGACTCAGGGGGTCAATTAACAATGATAATTTCAAGTAGATTTTTAAGAGAAAATACACTAAAATCATATAAGGCATTTAATGAATATTTAGATACATTAAAAAAAATAAAACCAGATGCCGTATTAATTACTGAGGTTGGAGGATTTAAAGGAGATGAGACTATTAATAAACAGATGGAAACTAATTATGGTATGGTATGTATTACCCTTAAGAAAGTCCGTAAATTTCTTATGTTTAAAGGGGAAAGAAAAAAGGCGTGGAATGAAGAAAAGGAAGATGAATAATAAATATTATATGTTATATTTTTTTGATTGACTATTTCGCGACTTAGATATTTACAATGAAAAATCTAATATTATATATTTAATATGAAACATCTAAATATTAGATATTATAAGATAATTATAAGATATATACGATGAAAAATTTATAAATTTTTACTTATGAATATCTATATAATATCTTATTTTAGATTTTTCATATTAAATATATAATATTAGATTTTTCATTGTAAATATCTAAATCGCGGAATGTTGATAATAATATATTTATATTTTTTTATATATAGTATTATATATAAAAAATCAAATATGGCAATCCCAATAAATAAGGTATTATATAAGAAAGTAAAGGACTATGCAGACACTGTATATAGTAAGCCGAGCGCGTATAAGAGCGGCTTTATTGTGAAGACATATAAGCAACTAGGAGGAACTTATGAAGATAGTGGAAATGATTATAATTTAAAAAGATGGTTTAAAGAAAAATGGCAGGATGTGGGGAATAAAGAATATCCTGTTTATAGGCCTACTATTAGGGTCAATAAAAAGACCCCACTAACTATTAATGAGATAGATAAAAGCAATCTAAAAAAGCAGATTAAATTAAAACAAAAGATAAAAGGGAATAAGAATTTACCACCATTCAAAAAAAAATGATCATATAATTGTATTTATACATTAATCAAATCTTTCATCGATTGACTTTCATCAGTTTTTATATAGTTATTTTCAATAGTGGAACTACTCGTACCCATTGCGGTTGCGGTTGCCTTTAACTCATTCATAGGCTCTTTAAATTTATCAGTTAGATATATATTTCTGAGCATTGAAACCCCTATTTTTTTATTAAATATCTTATTTAGTATCCGTGTAATATCATTAACTTTGTCTAATGGTTGACCATTATAATGAACTAATAGATATGGATTTTTTGATTTTTTTAATGGGTGTAATTTTACATATAATTTTAATAGTTCTAATAATTCTGCTGAAATAGGAATATCCTGTAAATTATATGTTCCCTTAGTTTTATAATTATAAAATAAAAATTTATCTTTATCAAGATAATTAAAATCTTTGAAATTTTCGCCTAAATCTTTTGGAGTATTTAAATAAATCATTACCTGATAATCGCGGTTTCTTCTGGGTTGTTGCAATGTATATAAACTTAAAATTATAAAATGTAATATATCAGTCCACTCTTTTTCATTTACTTTTTTAAGTTGTAATAATGGCAATGTTTTATCATATAAATTTTGCCATATTTGCATAACCTCATCCTGAGAAATCCAGTTTTTTGTTTGTGTTTCTGATTTTGAATTATTAACTTTTAAATCCTTATTCATTTGCATCATTAAATTATAATAAAATTTATTTACCATATCAAACCCCTTTAATCCCTTTATTGTGCTAACAATTGAAATTAAATATGACCGCTGTGAGTTTGGTTTTAGATGATCTATTTTTTTTAATATGTCATCTGTCTTTTTTAGAAAATTATAATTCTTAATTTCTTTACCATCATTCAAACGAATTAGATTTTTTTTATAAGTTTCTTTTGTCGATTCTGTTTGTGTTCTCGCCGACATCTTAAAAAAAAATATATTATTATATTTAGATAATTATATTATATTTCAATTTAAATATTTAATTATAATCCACTTTCAATTAATGATTTATGTGTGAATGTTAATTTTATTGATGAATTTGTAGTGCCGAATGCCGATAGCGGAAAGGACTGACCTTCTAAATTCATCCAGTTAACACCTACACTAAATGAATTTAAAACCGATGCCCCTGATAATTTTATAGGTGATGAATAACTATCTAATGACGGAAAATATGAAATAGGCTGTGTAAATGATGAGGCACCACCAGAACTATAATTAACAAGGAAATCACATAATATAGGACTTACAGCATTATTATTTGAATTGCCTACATTTGCTAATGGCAATGCACTTAATGTTGGATATGCAATAGGCAATGATGCAACTATTTGCAATTTTGCTAAACTACAAAATGCCCACGGAGCCTGAACACTTTGAGAAAATTGTATTTGAACTACATCAGGGTCTGATGGTGTATATGTAGGAGGGCTGGTAGTAGGGGTATAGTTATTTCCTAAATTCCTAACATTTAATAAATTGTCAATGCCTGTAGGTGTATTAACATTTGATGATTCTGCTATAAAATCCCATCCTAATAAATACTGTCTATAATTATTATTAAAATAGATATTTATAACTTCATCGCCGCTGGATTGGTCATAAAATGACATTGGATAACAATTCATTGTAAATAGTTGAGTTTGATTTTCCCATCCCATATATGGCGGATTATCTGGAAGTTCCCCACCTGCTAAGGTTGCTAATTGTGTATATGCTGTAGTTAATGCCGTATTTACCATATCGCATATAGTGTAATATGAATATACATAACCCCACCCATTCGTTGGCTGTGTTAATACTGGAGTTGCTGGAGCAGTCGCACTAGCTAATGTGTTTATTACCCTTAAATATGTTTGGTCTGATGATAATGCCCCATAAGTTAAAGTAATACTATAAATTGTATTATATCCATCATTAAACCCAGAAGTAGTATTTAAAACTGGCGACCATAGTGGTATTAATTGAGTTGAACAGATAAAGCGAGAGACTGAAACGTAATAATCAGATGGATTTAAAACAATTGGTGATGATCTATTTACAAATGTAGATAGTGAATTAGCCGTTGATGTATTTAAACTACTCAAATTAATTTCTAAATCAAAAACAGTTGGTGGAACTCCTGAAGTTGTTGCCATTTTTTTTGAATAAAAATAATTATATTTTGATTATATATAATACAATATAAAAATAATTATTAAAATAAATGACGAAAAGAGTTTTAGAATTATTTAGTGGGACTGGTTCAGTTGGTAGAGTCTGTAAACAATTAGGGTATGATGTAATATCATTAGATTTAAAGGGTGCAGATATTAATTGTAATATATTAGATTGGGATTATACCACGTATGAAACTGGATATTTTGATATTATTTGGGCATCTCCCCCCTGCTATACCTTTTCATCAATGAGGACATCGTGGATAGGTAGAAAATTAAAATCACATAATGGGCAAATATGCACATCTGAATTATTACAAAAAGACATAGATGAAAAGGGATTACCTATTCTGAGAAAAGCCGAAGAGATAATTAAATACTTTAAACCTGAATTATATTTTATTGAAAATCCTAAAACAGGAAGAATGAAAGAATATATAAATAGTCCATTTTATGATGTAGATTATTGTATGTATTCAGATTGGGGATATCAAAAGCCTACAAGAATATGGACAAATAAATTAAATTTTGAGCCTAAAAAATGCAATAATAGCTGTATTAATATGGTAAATGGTAGACATCGTGCAAATTTTGGATGTCGTAAAACTATAATAGATGATAATGGTAAAAAAATAGATGTAAAAACAAAAGAGCAAAAGGAAAAATATAAGGACTGTAAAACTGCATATACATATATTAGTAGTCTAAAAAAAAGATATAGAATACCAGAAAAATTAATATATGAATTATTA